CTTTTCCTTAGTAGCCCTCTCCAGTTCCTCGCGGACTTGAGTGGCGAAATCCTTATCATCCTTAACAACAGGGTTCCGATTTTCCAGGTCGTCATCAGCAGGGTCGGGTTCTCGTGACCTCTGATTATCCTCTGGCTCTTTGGCCTTCCTGTGAGGCTGTTCAAGCATTTCTCGTAGAACCTTGAGTTCGGCATCCTTTTCAGCCTGCTCCTTAGCGAGCTGTGCTAGGCGGTGGTCCGCGTTCGCGTATGCCTTGGCAAGGTCATCCGGCGTCTTATACTTCTGGTTTTCGCCAACGAGGGCATCAACCGTCAGGTTATCGAACGACGGGGTTTCATTAGAATTCTCGGTAGAGAAGATGGACACGGTAGTCTCCTAAAGGGTTTCTTTGTCTCGGTTAACGGTGGTTTCCCGTTCAGATGAGACATCTACGGACGCCGGTAGGCTGTCGCTGTTTAACACTTTAGCGGTCTGGGTAGAAACGCTAATAGTGTATTCTGGGTTGACCCCATCGTTAATCGTTAGAGTAATCGGAGCTTCCGATACTTTGTCGAGAAACGAACGGGGGTTCCGCCCAAAACTTCTACGGTTGGAAGTAAGGTTCTTACGTGACACTGGTTTCTCCTTTGTCGAGGGAAATCAGGCGACAGATCGAACCGTATGCTTCTAAAAGGCCATTCCTGTGGGCCTGCTTATGAGACCAGGAAGGACTTTCGTAATCATCAGTACGCACATCTTCCAACTTTCTAATCATATTATACACTATTTTCTTCAAATTGTCAAGCGTTTTCTTATCAGAGATGAGCTGAGACTTAAGATTTTCTACATCTTCCGCCGCAACACCCTGAAACCATCGGCTGTCAAACGTGTATTCCATTACTTAGGCGCTCCTTGAGCAGGTGCCGCTTCTGCGACTTCGGGGTTGACCATTCCAGCGACAGCAGCAGCAGCCTGATCAGGTGGCATACCCGCAGTTTGCTTCTCCATGAACGCCTGCTGTAGCGAACTCTGAACTTCCTGCAGTTCGTTCTGTTCATACAGCCGGATGTTATCCTGAACAAGCTTGAAGTCTTCCAGACCAAGCAGAACCTCAATTGCCGAGGCCATACGCTTGCCCGAGATGTGGGCGTTGAGCGTGGGGTCCTGAGCCAGAGGGCTGTTGGCGAACTGGTTCAAGTTCTGCAGGATGGTCGCATTCTGGGCGAAGTGACGGGCACCCATCGGACGCAGCTTACCACTCGCTACGATATCCTCACGAGTAACCTTCTTGAACGTGCTACTTTGCGTGGCATCATCGAACACCCGAATGAGATCGCTCTCGTTCAGGTTCATGCGCGAGGCTGCAAGCATGTCGTTAAGGCAGGGCTCAAGGAACATCTCCTCGAAGTACGAGACCTTGTTGACGAACACTTTGTTAGCTCCGTTCTCAAGAGTCTGAACCTCGTAAGCCGTCTTCTCGCCCGGAGTACGGAAACCGACAGCTTCCTTTGGTGCCCCAGCCATCTCCTCCATCTTACGCTCGTAGTACTCGATCTGAGTGTCCGCTTGCATAAAGGTGGGGTCAGGGCGGAGCATTTGAACGTCACCGTCCTGGTCCATATAGACGCGCTGATTAGGCCCATACTCAAAATCCGAGACTTCGCCCTTAATAGCGGTCAACGGGTGGATGTACATATCCCACGCATCCGCCTTGCAGTTCTCAAGATGGTCGATACGGTACTGAAGACCAATGAGGTTATCCAGAGGTCCCATAGCGTACAGGTTGTCCTGACGGAGCCTCCACCCGCAATGACGGATAGGGGCATAGCCAAGCCAGTTCTCCAGAGGCTTCTGCCGAATAACGAACGCACGGTCGATAACCGAGATGAGGTAGTTCTCGTAGAGCTTGTCTTCATCGGGGTCGTACCAGTCGCCGTAGAAGTCCAGAATCTCAACGAAGTCGCTGTTGAAATACTGCCAGAAGCCTGTGAACCCGTCGTACTGGAACTGGGCGTTCTTCTTGAAGTCGCCTGCGCTGTACGGAGAAAACCTCCCTCGAAGGTCCTTGCTCTTGTCGAACGCCTCTTTGAGGTAACCCAACTCAGGTTTAGTCTCAATGTCCTTCTTGAGCGAACCGCGAGTCTTGAGCGTACGGATAATCTTCGGAGTCTTCTCGAACGCTGCCGAGGTAGGGTCGAACACGATATCCTCAGGCGGGATACGCGTCAAGCGGGGCCCCAGATAGACTGGAACCTGCTCACCCGTCATCGGGTCCGTGGTGTACGACGCCTCAAAGGAGGTCATGGCAAAAACGTTACCGCAGTCGATGAAGTCGAGAACAAGCTTGGATACCTCAGTACGAAACTTCGACTGACGAATCTTGTTCTGCATGTAACCCTGGATGACCTTCTTCTTCTCGCGGGTTACAGATTCTACGGTGTCGCCTTCCCAGACAATGCTCTTGTCGTTCGGGAACAGAGTGGCCATGTAGTTAGCATGGAGGTTGTCCCGGATTTGACACAGCTTGGGGATGTGGACTTTGTTCTTCCACGGCAAACTGGCATTTGTGGTGTTAAGAGTCGAGGTTGCGAAGATGTACTCTTGGATTTCCTTTTTCTGGTCCATCCAAGGGCCGCGAAGGGTATCCCACTCTTGCCACTTATTCGCAATCTGCTCGGCCATATTTTCAGGGGAGATAAACTCCCGGAGATCAATCGTCGCTGCCATTCATCTGTTCCATTAGTTTGTACTGGTGCATTAGCGCAGTGAATCGTTCGAGATACAGCAGTACGATATCTATATCATCGGTGCTTGAAGAGAAATACATCTCTCCGTTCAAATCCTTGCCAACGATACAAACCGATTGAAGTGAGTCGAGGCAAGAGATAAGAACGTTATTCGGGTGTGCAAACTCTTCGTGAGCGCTTGAATCCTCGTATTTGAAAACCGTCAACTCCGAGTGGGGAAGGTTCTTTAGAGGGATGAGGTCGATATCATCTACAATTTCGTCTTTAGGCACTAATCCCTCCAAATTTTGGGTGGTACTGAATAGGCACCACGTTTCTTCCGTCTCTGTTGAAATTGCCAATGGGCGGAATAGAAATGCTGATGGCTGCTGCCATTGCGTCCATAACGTCATCGTGCGGAGGATACTGAGCTACAAGCTCATCCTCAAGAATCTGGCAGTTACCTCCTCGGTAGTGCCAAATGCTCAGGTTATCATACCGAGGCTCTAGGATCGAGTTCATGCGCTCTTCTTTAGAACCCTGTCGACTGCTGTGGGTAAGCTCCTCAATACTGAGGCTCAGACCGTACGGCTTGATGTATCCTTCTTTGAGTTCCTTTACGATGGCTTTCTGTGCCGCTGTCGTCTCAGCGCCAAGCTTCTTAAAACCCCACTTAAGGTGGAGCGACCGGATACTCTCGAAGTAATCGCTGATGCGTTCCGTCTTAAAACGCTCAATATCGAGGACATAGACGTTGTTATCCTTATCCACACCAACCACGACAATAGCCGTATAGTCGGCTCGCTTGCTGACAGTGTACGCAAAGTCCACCGAGGCGAACACGTTAAGCAGACGGTCCTTCATATACCACCGACCCCCTGAGTGCTTCAAATGAGTCTGATCGTAATACTGGAACTTGTCCCGGTTAATACGCATATCGCCCGGATCGTTAGGGTCGTTGTAATACTGCGCCCGGAACTGCCGCTTGTCGAGGTACTTGGCTCGCTTAGTTGCAAGAATCTTTGCATCGAAGCCAAACCACTTACCGTCCGGCCTTTGCTGCTTAGGCCACAGAAATTGTCCAATGCCGACACCTGAGTCTTCCACCTGTCGTTCAAAGATGCGATAGACAGCCTCTTGAGCGATGATCTCTCCGTCTTCGTTGAAGATATCCTCGACCATCTCGTTCATGTCGTTGTACAGGTCCTTCGGGTGGTAACGAGTCCCGACGACCCATTCCTCTGCTTCTGCACCCTCAATGGAGCTTAGCAGAGAGAACTGCGAGCGAACCTTGTCACGACCCTCTTGAGTGTATGCGTTATCGCCCGTTACAACGTCATCCAGCACAGCAATATCACAGTGCATACCAACAAGGTTAGTGGTAAGCCCACCTGTAAAAACTGTCGGATCGCGGATGCCTTCTTCTTTTCGCTTGGGGTGGTCAACCGAGATTTCTGTGTTAGTCCACTTTTCACGTTTGCCCTCGTCGATGTTAATAAGCTCCGGCCAATAGCGGCGTACGATGGAGCTAGTAAGAATCGTCTTGATAAAGTAGAGCTGCTTCTCGGCTAGACCTGAGGTAGAGGAAATGTATAGAATACGCACATCGGGTCGACGTACGATTGTCCAGGCAACCTTAAAAGCGACGTATCGTGATTTGCCGTGATCTCGGGGGAGGAGGGTGAGCTGATGATTACCCGCTTCAGTTGAAGTCGTCCAACTACACCACTCACTATGAATTCCCCCGATAACCTGGTAAGGGGCGACAAGGCGGATAAACGTCTCTAAGTCCGCCTCTGCCGCTGCCCTGATCTCTTCTTTACTGTTCATGTTTAGGTGAGCCTTTACGCAACTCTTATTTTAATAATAGAGCCGGTACGATACTTCATACCAACAGGGATAGGCACGGGAGAGGTAATAGCCGCTGCCGCTGCATCATCTGCTGCGTCAATGAGAGGGATTTTATCATCATTTTCCCAGATTGTGCCGGTGCCGGGGCCAAAAACAACAGACACTGCTGGCACATTGCACCTCATATCCTTTACTCGCACCTCTGTAGCGTTTGTGAAATCGTAAAGAGCAAGAAGGGGATTTGTGCCTTGAACTTCACAACCAGAGATAGTCACCTTGTCACAATTATTGACGAAATATCCATAACGAACATCTTTCATAATGTTGTTACGAACGGTGACTTGGCTGGCATAGTAAACTTGCATCGGAATATTGGCAATAGTGTTCGTCAAAGCAATGTCAGTTGAGATAATTTTATTGTCTTCGATTACAATGTTAGTAGCTCTAGACCCACTAGCCCCAATGACGTAAATACCGGAACCCAAAGGAGATACAATAGTATTCCCTCGAATGGTAATGTCACTCAAGGTCAGGGTTCCAGTGTTGTATACACTAATTCCCTGCCAGTTAGTATTTAGGTATGTCCCACTCTCTGTAACTTTAACAAAGTTGTCGATGACGACAATACCCGAGGTGCTATACGCCAGAGAAATCTGTATACCTGAGTACAACTGATTAACTCCGCCGCAGTCAACAACTGAGTTACCTTTCACGAGAATGTCGGTAGACCCGTCGGTTCCAATTCCATACGACCGAAAATCAGAAATCGTGTTACCAGACACTACGCAGTCCCTGCTACCAGCCCCCACAGTAATACCATAGTCACCATTACTGTTGAGGGAGCCTTTACAGGTAGACCCCGTAATAGACGAAAGAGAACAAGTATTCAGAACAATGCCGCAAACGCCCCAAGCGCGTCCAGTAATGGTTTGTTCAACTACTAGGTTAGAAAAGACAACATGGTGTTGGTAGTCGGGGTTATTATCTCCTCGGGCTTCAACATCGAATGCGTAACCCTGTGTAATGAGCTGACTATCCTTAGCATGGCAATTCGTAATAGAACAGTACGCAACTTCAGTGTTAATAGACGAACTAATCAAGGGGTAGAAAGCAACTGAAGTGTCGCCAGTCGTCTCTGAATAGCAGTTGCTAATATGGACTTGGCGACAAGGGTAGTTGTCTTCGTACCCGTGAAGCTGTGCGCTGAGCATAATGCGCTGGATCGTCATTCCAGTGATGGTCCAGTTAATTGCACCAGAAGTTTGAATCCCATAAGACAGGTTGCGCAAATTGCCGCCAATAATAGTGACGTTCTTTGCGCCCAAACCATGCGCAACATCGAAAGCTGCACGAATCCCGACGTGGACGATAGGGGCCCAGTCAGTCTCGTCGTCAAAATCCGTTATTTCCTCAGGCAAACCTCGTCCGTCAATAGTGAGGTTACGGATAATGTTGTTACCAAGAGGAGTGACAATCTGCAAATAAGTCGAGGTTTCATAAACAGAAAGGCTTGCCCCCGGCTCAAAGTCGAGATTAACGTTTAGAGGCAGTGGCATTAAAGCCGTGTAGTCTCCGCTGTTGCTCACTTTGTACGTCCCCGCAGGGAAGAACACAGTAGAGCCAGAGATACTAGCACGAGTAATGGCCTTGTTGATAGCGGCAGTGTCATCTACAGAAAGGTCGCCCTTAGCACCAAACTGCTTTACAGAGACTCGATCCCGCAGTTCCTCCTCGACAGAGCGCGAGACGGCTCCTGCACCATCCTGGAGGAACCCTACACCAGCTGCACCAGTGTCAGAAGCAAGGTCTCCGATACCCACCTTAGCGTTGAGCTGAACCGTAAACGCAGGCTCGCTAATTCCCTCAAGATCGGTAAGCCGGATAGGCTCGTGATCACTGACAGGAGCAGGCAGATTGACGATACGATTACTGTCCGCATCAATATCACCCGTCAGGGCTTGTGACCCGTCCCGATACAGAACCTTGTCGAACTCATCAGCAACCTTGTCGAAGTTCCTGTTGATGATAGGCACACCGGAGTTGTTACCGACGTTGGTAATGTCGTTTACTTGAACTTTACTTCCCATTTATTGATTCCTTCGGTGATTACTAAAAGTTAGGCTTCAGAAAAACTAACGTCGATAACCGCCGTTTGGTCCTGAATGGAACTGTCGAAGTAAAGAGTAGCTGAAGTGAACACTGTTCGTGCGAGGAACGTGGCCGTTTCAAGCGTTGCTCCTTGCCCGTAGGACAGGGTGTTCGCTACCCGCTTAATCCAGATTGGCTCACCCGTGCTTACGAAGCTGTCGGGCGCACCCCCGCTCTCGTACACGTACCAGACACCACCGCTGAGCAGCAGGCCGTAGTCGCCAGAGGTATAGTCGTCGTTTGTAAGGGGGTCCGAGTTAACACCCAGCCAACCCAACTGACTATCGTTGGGGGTGGAAAGGAACATCTTCAGAACAAAGTCGCCCGAGAGACCTTCACTGGAAACTGCCGAGCCATCAAAAGGTCCGTCAGTACCACCTGTCTTCTGAACGCGATAAACACCGTCTTCCAAAGGAGTGACAGTAGTATTAATTCGGTTGACGATAGGAATAGCAGCGGGCCCCAGTTCAATTGAACCCAGGCCGTCTGTTGAAAACCCTGTGTAAGGAACGCTGATAACTTCTTCTGTGTCGATGACAGTCAGGTTAAGAGTTCCGTCTGGATTCACCCGAGGGTAGTTCCATCGGGTAGCGGTAGGAACGTCGTTAATGTTGACGATCATCCCTCCGGTCGCTACATCAAAAAGAGCCATGTGTTAGTCCCTCGCATTCTTCT